TATACTTATTAGAGATTGCTCAAACTCTTTGCTATCATCCTTTTGCTGCAATGGTGCTTCCGCTGCCATGGTGCTACTTGTCTGCATTTGCTCAACTGTTTGTGCAAGTTGTTTCACTTTAATTAAACATAAATCAATCGTTTCATCAGTAACATCTGAATCACGAATAAACTTTTCAAAAGCCTTTATCTGATCTTGTATTTTATCCATATTTTTCATTCCTTTCATACCAATCAGTGGTGTATTCTCATTAGCACCCCAAGCCGTTAGTGAACTACCTTCAAATAGCATAACATCATGTATCTCATTTGCATCACTACCTTTTTGCTCACGAAGTGTTTTAAATCCAATTGAATGCTCACCAATTAGTCCACTTTCAACCATCTTAATAAAATCCTTACCTAGTTGATGTGTGCCAATTTTCGATTCGTAATATAAGCCATAACTATCTTCTTTTAAAACAGTTAATTTACCCAATGGCTGTGATGGATTGTGATTTAATAGATGCTTAATTCTTTGCTTACCTTCGACACCCCAATCTTGAATAGACCTTTTGAATGATCCAGGCATAATGATATCACCATCAGAATCAACCATCCCGAATGCTGAAAAATAACCAGCAACAACACCATTTTTTGCATCAACATCTTTAACTTGTAAGTCAAAAGATTTATAATTGTATATCATAATTTTTTTGTTTTTATTATTTTTATTATTTTGTTCTTCTTGTGCCAAATATGCTACATAAGCTGATTGTGCTGTTTGTTCTGATTCGTACATACATTCACCTTCACCTATTCTGTATTTACCATTATCGCATCTATATATCGGCATATTAATCTATCGTTGCGGCATTAAGCCTTGGTTTAAATATCAAATTACCGTTATTGTCTCTTTTTGGTATAAAACCAACTGCACATCTGCAATTGATTGTAAACCCAGCCGGTGCTGACAAATCCCCTGGTTGCATTGCAACTACTGGTTCGCCTTTCTTTCCAGTAGAAGTAAAAGGCTCGTTAAAGTCAACCACAACACCATCCATTTCAACATGGTCGAATTCATCATCTGGAATTCTCCTCGTTCTACTATCCCTCGCACTGATCCATTGCTTGTCAACTTCAAACTTATGTGCCTTTGCTCCATTCATGGCAGCAATATTACTTGCTCTCATTACCTCAGTCCTAACTATCCTATCTGCCCTAAATGCCACATAACCGATTGTATCATCAGCAAGAATCAACTTTGCAATATCATCAACACCAAGACCTTCATTTATGCCTTGCTCAACAATTGCTATCAGTTTGTCCCTTGTTGTTTTCGTAATCATACTAACAAGTTCAAATCCTTTTGTTGCAAGAAACTTCAGCACCTCATTTGTCCATTCACGATTGAAACCAAAAGTGTCCGCCTTTTGATTTGCTTGTATCTTCAATGCTCTATATGTAGCATTTCCAAATATAACCGCTGATTCCATATACATTTGTTCAAAGACCTTATATAATTCCTTATTCCAAGCATCCAAAGCCAACCGACTAATTGCAGCAGATGTGCCATAATTCTTTACATCCCTTGCAAATTTATCAAATTGTTTTTGTATTGACTTTATAACACCATTATCATATTTATTCTCCAATGTTTTGCGTAAGCGTTCCACTTTCACCCAGTATTCCTTTCTTTGCTTCGCGTTCATCAGTTAATCTTTGTTTATAACTATTCCTTGCAGCTATTCTCATAGCTTGTTCAGTTCTACAAGTTCTCTCCGTTGGAATCTTCGGAAACCGATCCATCACCATTTCCCATATCTCCCAATCCGTTGTTGTTGCTGTTATCATTTGGTACAGTTAAATCCATCATTACTTGTTCAAGTGGAATCAATCCCTGGTTAACATAACTGTATTGATATGCACCACCCTTTTCTTCATAGTTCATTGCTGATCTTTTTTCATCAAATGTCAACCATTCAGCCATTCTTAACTGGTTAACCATTTGTTCCAAATCCTTTTGCATTTCAGGCAATGATGTAATATCAAAATCAATATATACACCTAGTTCATTAAACCTTGGTAACAACCACTTATTAAGTTCATCCCTTAATTCACAACACAAAGGCACAATGGTATTTGTAATCAAATCACGCATTGCATTTTGATAATTGTTATATGATGCCGTATCAGTATCAAAAAGTACAATTGGCAAACCAAATACCCTACACCATTGGTGCAAAGTAAGTTGCATTGCCTTAATCAATTCCATATCAACTGAACTCAATCCAAAGTTCAAAAAGTCATAAGGATATTGCATTATGCCAATGTTTCCCTTATTGCCAGTTCCGTTAATCCTATCAGATATCAATCGTTGTATCTCGCTTGCTTGTTCAGGTGTTACCTTTGGGATTGTATTCGCAACTGGTACTGGTACCAATGCTCCCTTTGCTCCACCATTGGCAGCCATAGAAGCAGATGCATCAGCTGCATTGTTTGACATCCTTAATATCTTATAAGCAGATTGTAAAGGCGACACACCTCTAAGATGCGACCTTGTATCATTGTTAAAATCAGGATTCCAGCTTTTCCACATACACACCTGATCCAATGGCAAATCAAGACCACTGCCAACCATAAGCTTATATCCTAATATTCCGTAAATATCTTTTGGGTCTGGATAGATGTCCATATATTGCGTTGGCAATACATTCAACTCTACAAACTTACCTCCTTTAACACCGCCATCATTTCCATATATATCACCCTCACCGCTCAATATCCTATAACCAAATAGATTCTGCAAGAACTGATCCTGAGATTGTCCCTTGTTAGGATTCTCAAGCAATCTAGCTAATGGAGAATCCATCACCATATTTTCTTCATAAGCAGATTTACGAGCCAATATAGCTTGTTCAAATGCACCTTTGTTATTCATTCCCTTTACTAAATGTTTATAACGAAGATGTGCAGTTCGTGCCTTTTCTCCGTTTTCCATTTTGTAAACATACCAAGGAATTGATGCAGCTTTCTTTGCCAAAAAAGTTACAATGCTATATACATCAGAATTACCCAAGTATCCTTCGGTAATGTATGCAGCATTGCTATAATTTTGTAAAATTGAATTGTTGATTCCTTGTATTGCTGGTTGTGTTTTCGGATAAGGATTGATTCCTTTCCTTTGCAAATAACCATCTATAAATTTGTCTATTATTCCCATATTATATAACACCCCAAGTTAATTGTGGCGAATTTAGTTTAGTATATATAGCATATCGCATTGCATCCGTTAAGTGATCATTGAACTTTACTGGTTCATCAAGCTTTTTGTTGTTCTTATCAGTTTTCCATTTGTAATTACGCAATTCCTTAATCAAATTAATTGAAGTACCTAATACATTCAATGGTGTTGATTTTACTTTCTTGATTCCTTCAGTAACATCTTTATTTGCTGGTTTGGCATTTAGTCCGCACCGACATAATTCTTCAATCGTTTTTGGTTCAGCATTATCACAAAAGATTTCATCATACTGTGATATATTCAAAGACAATATCTTTTCAGCCAAGTCATTTGTGGTCAGTTTAGTTTCGTAAAGTATTTCTTCAACAAAAGCTGATCCATCGTGAAAAACAACCTTCACCATTGCTGATGGGTTATTGTATCCAAAGTCAAGTCCATATATCGTTTCTCCTTCAGGCATCTTATCACACATCAACCAATGCGTATAAATCGTATTCAGTTGATTTCCTTTCTGACCAAGTCCATACACTTGCCAGTAATTGGCATCAGCATCTTTCAATCTTTCAATTTCGTTTATCAAATCTTTTGGCAAAAATGGATTGTCTTTATATGTCGTAATATAAAAATCAGCATCTTGCCTTGGTATTACCTGGTCATATATCCAGCTATATTCATCAGATGGATTATAATCCAGAATAATCTTTTCTTCAGTCCTCATTGTAAGCTGTATCCATGCCTCATAACTTAACTCATTGGCCTCATTTATGAACAACATATTTCGCCTTCGACCTCTTATCTTTTGTGGCTGGTCAACACTAACAAACTCAATTAGATTATTATTCAAATTATATGTTTGTTCTGTCTTATTATGGTCAGCCTCAGAATAGATGCCTAGCTTTAATAATATCTCAATGAAGTCCCTTAGAACTGATCCCTTTATACTTGGTAGTGATTGCCTGACAATTGACAATGTCTTGCCTTGTGTCTGCAATAAATTAACGATAAGCCATATCATTATGTTGTATGTCTTACCGCTTCTGGAACCACCTTGCATTACGGTAATTCTCTTATCGGATTTCTGCAATATATCAAAGACCTTACTTACTTGTATTTTCGGATTCATCAGTCAATCGATTGATTATCTCAACGGATAATCCAGTTAAATTTCCTTCTACTGTTGTTTGTACTCTCTTTAATGGTTCGCCTAAATAATATTTTGAATATAACTCCAATGCCTTCATGTCTTTTGCTTCAAGCTTTTCTTTTAGTGCTGCAAAGAATAAAGGTTCAAGTGGTGCAAGTTTCTCAATTATTTGTATTTCATCTAATCTTTTAGGTCTGCCTGAATTCGGTCTATAACCTCCGTGCTTTCCTTTCACTATTTCTGACATATCTATTTTTTGGTTAATCAAGAAGATACTCTATTGAATATTACTTCCATATTGTGCGTAAAGCCTCTATCATCCTCAACATCCCTCTCATATATCCTAAACTTAACCCAGCCATCATTATTATCAAGGCTGTCTAAAAATGCCTTAAAATCGCTTACACAGATATTAAGCATTAATGACTTATCTTTTTTAGATGACTTTATATAAAATCCCTTTTTACTCACTTATGTAAATTTCGTGATATAATACGATATTATTTCAATTTCACACCATTTGTGAAAATCTTTCCACTTTACAACCATATCGTTCTTCTATTTCGCTTAATTCATTTTGAAGTAGTTTACCCATTGGAAATGTGATAATGAATCTAAGTGGTTCTCTAAATGTAATATGAACTTGTTGTTCAATATCGTAGTATAGATTGCAAAGCAAATCATCTTGTATTTCCAATAGTTCTTCAACCTTCTGAACTGAGTGAATAACGGTAGTATGATCTGAACCAAGTATTTCACCAATTTGATGCAATGTCAATTTTAATTTTTTTCTCAATAGGTAACTATAAATCTGTCTTGGTATTAAAAATTTTCTTTTACGATTCTTTTGAAGTATTAATTCAGCTGGTACACCTGAAATTTCTGATACAATTTGTAGTAGTTGATCTTTGTTCATTTTATAAAGTTTTAGTTAATATACCTATTCGCTACTCTCTACCTCCCCCATACACCTCTCTTTTTATACTTTTTTTATTCTATTAATAATAAAAAAAAAAAGTGGTATAAGTGGTATATAGTATGATAATCAATATTTTATTTAGTATAAAAAGTGGTTTTGAAAAATTAAAATGTGGTATATTTTTCATCATTTTCAGCATCTTTCAAAATTTTTATAACTTTTTTTCCTTGGTTGGCTGAATCTTTCTTTTCTTCATACCGCTTTTTCATAATTTCTATACCACTTTTTAATCCCTTTGTAAACCTTATTCTACTATAATCTTTCTTATCCATACCATATATATTTAAGAACTCCTGATGCAGTGAATCAATGCTTACCCATTCAGTATGTTTTACTACTTCATCCAGGTATTCATTAAAATCATCACCAAATTGATTTTTAATGGCCTTCCTTGCCATTTTTTCTGAAAATGGTATGTTTATGACTCCATTGGTTAGATAGTCCTGTAAACAAAAGAAAAACAAGTTAAAAAACCTATTCCATTCATCTTTATCCCAGTCATCAAACAATTTGT